TCAAACTTTGATAGTGTAAAAAGGCTATCGTAACTATCTCTTGATTCGATAAACTTGGTTAAACACATATTTATGTCTTCTATTTTCCGATCCGGACTTGTAGGTTGTAGTAATAGGACAATATCGGGTTTGTAGTTTTCGTTAATTCTTAGCCAGTCTAAACTATGTTTAACGCACTCTAAGCTAGTAGATTCATCCTGAGAAATTTCTAACGGCCTCAGAAAGGGTGTTTCTGCTCCGAAAGATCGTGCTATTTCCGCATAATTTTCACTATCTGTGCTCACTATTACACGCATCTTTCTTTCTGTTGCTAATGCCTGCTTTATAGACCAGGCTATTAAGGGAAGACCCTTATAGAGTTTTATATTTTTATTAATAACGCCTTTTGAACCTGAACGCGCGGGGATAATACATAATATTGTAGGGTCCATTATATTTATTGTATTGTATATATGTATTTTTTTTCTTTAGATATCTATTTTATAATAGATATCTAAAAATATTGCTGTCACCACTTTCTTTTTCGTCTAGTAGAACCACTTTTTCCTTGGAGAAAATGTTTGAATGAAAAATCTATCGCTTTAACGTCATCTGTGTGCTTAGCTTTAGATAGATTAGAATCATTAACAATACGTATAGTTAATGCCTTTTGATTAAAATAAACTATATTAACCCCTTCTTTTTTATGTAATAACGAATGATCACCTAATCCAAATACATTCCCTGCGGAATATGCTAGGCCTGTTGCTGCGCAAGTTGCCCATTTAAATGGTACAGCTTTACCCTTTTGTTTATCAAAATCGTAATCGGAAACTGTGTATCCATTGTTCGGGGAATACACTGTATTCGGTTTGTAATTTTTTCTAAGAAGACTGAAATAGTTCGGTGCAAACGCATCGTCGTCATCTATACGCACCGTTATATAAGGTGCGTTTGGAAGATACGGAGCTATTATACCTTCGGTTGAAACATCATCAAATCGTTCTGTTAGCACAAGTTCAATATAGGGGTATTTTGAAATAGCATCTGTAAGCATTTTCCTATATTTATTCGGAAGCTGTTTGGAATAAAAAATAAGCCACTTGCACGGTTTATAGGATTGGGAAACTATACTTGGTAAAGTAAGGTTTATAAACGAGTTTAGTTTATTAGTTAAGCGTTTTTTGGAGTACAGATGGTCTATGAAGTCTTGTTCTGTTTTTACGTGAGGCAGATATGTTGCTGTCATACCACCTGGATAATTATATACGGAAAACCGCGTCAATACTATTATTTTAGCCTCCATATCTACTTATTGTTTATTTATACTATTAGATATCTATTTTTATAATATTTCATTTAGTTGATTTACAGTATTGTTAGTCTAGGTAAAAGAAGAAAAATTGAAACCAACTAATATAATTTACAATTGGTGGTTAAGTCAAAGAAACTTTACAAATGCCATCTTTCCAAATCGGTTCTTGCGTGTTTTGGGAGGAGATTGGTGTCGGCACCTGGTCTGGAATTGTGAAGGACCGGTTCATGTTGGGCGGGCTGTGCCTAGACATCACAATCGACGGCGTCGTTGTACCACCCAACGCCCAAAGGACCACTCCCGCTAAGGCGTATTCGGTTTGGCATGGCACAGGAAAGTTCGAGTCCTGTCTTTCTTGTGTGCCTGCTGCAGAGCTCAAGGTGCGAGAGCCTCAGACCGATGATGATACTGTTTCCGCAGCCTGGACCCTTGCACGGGCTACTGAAGCAGAGGCCACTGGAGTTCCTGCTAAACAACGGGCAGCAGTGGCGGCTCTAAGGGTCTAAAAAACAAAATAGGGTTTAATTGTTATTTTTTTTTGGTAAAATATTATATAGGTAATTTAAACGTTCGAAAATATTAATTCAAATTTACAGAGCCGCGGTATGGTTGTTTTATATGATAGCTGTTAGTTTAATCTTGCTATTTCTTAGTACTAATAAGAAGTATCAAAATATTTTTTCCCGAACTGCTGGGAACACGTTTAGTTGGAATAGGCTAAGCCGCCCATGCCGGACATGATACGGAGGACGTTGTAGTTAGTGGCATAGACACGGACCTGGGCACTGTAGAGGGCACCGACAGTGTTGTTGGAGAGAGTGAGGATGAGGGTGGCATTGTCAATGCGGGAGAAGTTGCAGGTGCCGCTGGGCTGGTGGTCCTCAGGCTTGAGGGCGAAGGAATAGACGTTGATGCCGACAGCGGGGATGTTTGTGTGGTGCTGGAAGGGCTGGACTAAGTTGAAGTAGCGGCCCTCACGTACCGTGAAGCGGTCGTGGCCGTTGAGCTGGATGAGCGCCGTAACGACAGGGTTGCGGCCCGCAAGGCCCTCAACACGTGTGACGGAGTAGCCAGACTCAAGGACGGCGCGGTCCCACCAGTCGGAGTAGTTGAAGGGCTGCTGGCCCTTCCAGGGGCCAACTACAAGGTCGTCGCAGCTGATAAAGGAGTCACGCTGGACAACCCAGACAAGCTCCTTGCAAGGGTGGTTGAAGTTGAGGCGGATCTTGTTGGCAGAGGACGTTACGGACTCGCCGCCCGTGAACTGGAGCTGCTCGATGAGGTACTCGTGGGAGACCTGGGCGAAGCGGCGGCGCTCGTCCGTGTCTAGGTAGATGTAATCTACGTAGAGGGAGGCAGAGACTAAGCCAGACTGGGCGATTCTGTCGCGGACCGTGTGGCCAGGGCTGACCGTCATGTCCCAGCAGAGGTTGTTGAGCTGCTCGAACTCGAGGTTGATCTTAACCTCGTGGTACTGGAGAGCGATGAGAGGTAGAGCAAGGCCAGGGTTGCGGCAGAACCAGAACTGGAGGGGGATGTAGAGCGTGTACTCAGGGGCGCACGCAAGTACCTCAGAAGAGGCATTGGGCTCGCCCTGGGAGCAGTCATTGTCGCAGCCCTCACCGCCCTGGGTTAATAAGTTGACAAGCTGGGGAACGTTGCCAACCATGTCGGCGTAGCCGGCCTGCTTGCCAGGCTCCTGGGTGAGCTCATTCCAGATGTGGAGCCAGTCACCGTAGTGCTTGTCGATCTTCTGGCCGCCAATCTCTAGCTCAACGTTGTTGATTAGATTGTGGCCGACCCAGTTGAGCCAGCGGAACTGGGCACCAGAGCCATCCTGGGTAGAGAGGCTGACGGAGGGAAGGGTCGCCTGTAAGTAGATGCGGTGGATTAAGTCACCGTTACGGGAGATGGTGCAAGTGACCTTCTTGCCGAAGTTGGCAGAGCCGTTGAAGGTCTGCTCGATGGCCTCCATCGCGAAGTTCGTGTGGCGTCTGTACACGACCTTGAAGAAGGTAATCTGGGGATTACCAGTTAAATAGATATCCTGCGCGCCGTAGGCAACAAGCTGCATTAGACCACCGCCACCCATATTGTCTTATACCTCTGATTCCGAAAAAAATTTTGCCGGGGAGATTCTGCGTCCGCGTAAATTGCGCGTTTTTGGCGGTGTACCTGACCTAAACGAATGTATGTGGAAACACCATATTAGAATGTCAAACTACTCACTAAATGAACTTCTAACGCCTATTCAGGCGTTGGTTGAACCCAGCCAGGAGTACCAGGATAAGTTAACCACACTTGAGGGATTTCACAATGATAAGATTAAGAAATTCGCTGAGTTAAAAGACTCCTTACCTGAGCTTAAAAAGCAATTGGAGGATTTACGGTACGAGTTGGCTGGTTGGCCCAACGATAAACGCTATAACGATGAGCATAAGGCAGCACTAGAACTGGAGGAAGAAGTAATTAAACGTATTGAAGATATATCGTCAAATAAAGATATATTGAACTATTATCTTAACGTCGGTGATATTGTCTTTGGATATTTCGATACACAACAGCGTATAGCACAAGGTGATAGTACTATTGTTAAAGAATCCAATAAGCTGCGCACACCAGCCAACTCCGTATTATCATATTTCAAAACACCGGGGGATTCTTCTGTGGCCGATACTACGCCTGTAGTAAAAGTACCAAAAACTCCCCGCAAAGCTCACAAAGCTTCGGAGGTTATAACAGATATTGATGGTTTAAGACGTGATAAAGCCTTGGAGAAGTACTTATCTATTGTTGAGCCTACCGCAATAAAGACTGGTATTATGCCTGGGTCCGGTATAGAATCCGACTATGGATGCTGCCCTGTCTGCGATACAGAAATGCACTTTTCGCAGAACGAGGCAATGTTAGGGTGCCCCAGTTGCGGACATCAGGATTTTATTCTAATTGATTCTGAAAAGCCTTCCTATAAGGAACCACCGCGAGAGATCAGTTATTTTGCCTATAAGAAGATTAATCACTTAAATGAGTGGTTAGCTCAGTTTCAGGCAAAAGAGACTACAGAGATTCCGCAGGAGATATTTGAACAGATACAGTCTGAGCTAAAGAAGGAACGTATTTTGGACACAGTGAAGCTCAAGCCGTCCAAGTTGCGTGAAATTCTAAAGAAGCTCAAACTCAGTAAGTACTACGAACACGTGGCGCACATTATGAATCGTCTTAATGGCGTACAGGCACCCGTGTTATCTAGAGAAGTGGAAGATAAGTTACGATTTATGTTCCGTGAAATTCAACCATCCTTTATTAAACATTGTCCTAAAGGACGGTCTAACTTTTTATCGTACTCTTATGTGTTGTATAAGTTCTGTCAGCTTTTAGAGCTTGACGAATTTTTACCGTGCTTTCCTCTTCTGAAGTCAAGAGAAAAACTCTATATGCAGGATAAGATCTGGCAATTCATCTGCGATGATATGGGGTGGGAGTTTATTAAGTCTATCTAATGTGGTTTTTGGTTTTAATAGTAATATTTTGTTTCGAAAATAATACTATTGTTTTATGTTTTATCTATTTTCTGATGTAAAAAGGTTAATAATATCCAGGAAGAGACCTAGCGAAGAATTTATATAGTCGTACGGTTTTTGTTGCCGCTGTTTTAGAAGTTGGGTATCGTAAGCGACAAATAATGCAAAAAGTATTGTGGATACCCAGCTCAAAATGTTATCTGTATTTTCTAGATCCCTAGGTTTTGATTCTGAAATATATAGTGCTATTGATACAACCCGTGCTAATATTAGGCCTATTAGTGCTGCAAATAGGTAGGTACTGAACCCTAACAAGTTTTGATTATCAATAAATCCTACAGCTGACATAGCTATGAAAATTCCGGCCACCGAAGCTAATACAGTTCTTAGAGTCCCCTTTTTTTTAGCAAGTTTAACACCTGTGCTAAGTATCTGGCCAATTAAAATGCAGAATACAAGGAATAGCGCATATTTTAATGGTCCAGGCCTACTATACATCAATATAAATAGAATAATAAGAGCAAATATGTTTTCCACAATTAGTGTCTTTAATGACTGTTTAAACAGGGGGTATTCAGAAGAGAGTGCTGTTGCCCCTAATGCTGCTGTTAAATGGAGGTAAGTGTAACCGATAAAACTCATCCTACTGTTATACATCTTAATAAGGTGGTTACTTCCTACTCTTCGTGTCTCTTGATGTTTCATCCACTAGGATTTTTACCATACTATTTTTAACCGTATCCGTATTTATATAGACTTTGTTTAGACCTGAGATGATTTCGGGGTGTGAAACATCTGTAACATCCTTAAATTTATCCTTATACTTCGTCTGTATAATGGCAGGGATTGCCGGTGAAATTTCTAAAAGGCGTTCGATCTGTTCGCGTGTTAGTTTTAAAATATCGCGTGCATTTATACGCTCATTTTTCGGAAGACTCAGCTCAATTGTGAGAAATCGGGAGATTTTCTTATATTGGATTGCTGAGATTCTGTGGGCCTCTGTTCGCTTGGCCCACGCAAAATACGATCCAATAGTTGAAAGAACGCCTGTAAAAAGACTGACCGCACCTATGCCTATTGAGGATGATGTCGCGTTTGTAAATATCATTTGCGAACTACCAGATAAAAATCCATTTACTGTACTCAACACAATAACAGGTAGGGCAATAATATTTGTTCTAAACGAAAAATAGGCTTCGCATTCTGTGTGAAGCCAGGAGAGACCTGAGCACCGCTCAGCCTCATTGGCTATAAGGGTTTCTAACGCAGCGTTCCAAGATATAGTATCTTGATCTTCGTTGCTCATTTCTGCTAACTGTGTGTTTTTTTATTCGTTAAAACACTTTGTATAAGTTGCGTTCTTCGTCCTACACATTGGACACATAGCATTTAATCTAAGCGCATGCTCAATAGCATCTGTATCGAACACGTGAAAACAGCTAGTTACGCTTGCCGTAATAGGTGAAATGGGATTTAGCGTAATTGGGCAGTCCATATCTTTTTTTGCGGCATCCTCTGCTATTAGCCACGCAATGCGCTGCGGCATCGGGTTTTTGCGATATATTGATGGTGGGGCAGTTGTAGGCGGTGTAGGTGCGACTTGTGGCGCAGTGGTTGGTGTAGTATAAAGTGTCCATAAAGGCGGTGTAACTTGGTCATCATGTTGTACATCTCCTTCCACTCTAATCTCACCTGCGTAGAATCCCATAGGAAACTTTTTAATTGAACTAGTAAGTTTTCGAATTACTGGCACTATTTTTTGGCCGTATTTGAGATATGTGCCATCGCCAACGCATTGTACAAACTCGTTTGTCGCATCGATTTTAATCTTTACTGGCGCGCTACGGATAATTTGTCTATATCTCCTTATAGTAGGTGTTATATCAGGGTCTAATAGAAATCTACGCCACTTATGCGTGTCCTCGTTATATTCTAGAAGACTGTGGGTATGCTTTTTCGGTCGATAAATCGCAATCAAATTAGATGTAAATGTCTGTATAGATGACATCTAAAGGGTTTTAATTTTATTCTATATTAAAAACTCATTCAATTTTTACTATGGTTTTTCTGCTAAGAAAAGATACTCAACGGTATCAGGTTCTAAATCCTTCTGCGATGCAAAGCGTTTATAGGGTATCTGAATACGCTGATTTGTCCATCCG